CCAAAGTACACAACTTATACAGCACCTTAGACCTACCTGTGGTCAAATCAAGTCTGTCAGTAGTTCTATTGCACATATCCGAACCAAGCAGCCTTGACCTGTGGGTACAATCCACGCAGAACGGTGGATTACTCATATTATGACTTAGCGTTCTTACGCTTGGTTTGTACGGGTGTTACTTCGTCAACTGTAATAGCGGAGGGTGCAGTTTGTGTAGGAACAGGTGCTACCTTTTCAGCTTCTACCTCAGATACAACCGGCACCATTACAACAGTGTACATCGACCCAAAAGCTTGGGGGAATGTCTCGTTGCTACTAAAATCAAAAGTATAACCTTGTTTAATTACACTCTCAACTTCAGTCAGCCAAGCGTCAAGGCTGTACTCTTCTACTTTGATAAAACCAGTGTGTTCTTGTGTAATGATCATATGTTTCCTTTACTTGCTTTGTTAAATATACTCGGTTGAGTCTGTAACTTTAACGAACCGAATAACGGTAAGTTAATCCCTGTGTGAAAATTAATACCTCTACAGCCTATATGGTTCCTGAAGAAGTACACTCCAGTTTTACCTGCCTTATCTCTGGAGTAGTTCAACGTGAACCTCCATGTGATAGACCTTGGATTATGCCAAGATAAAACAACGTAAGAATTAATAGGCGTACCGTTTGAGTGCATACGTTTAAATAGAGTTAAACCTTTCATTTTTACTTTCGTTGTGGCGATTGTACGATTATAGCACAGATTCTTTGAATGTAAACACACGTATGCAGTATTTGTGTGGTATGATCCTCTCACCTTAAGAATCCGAATCCTTCGGGTTCGTCTTTAATTAAACGGAGATTGAAATGAACGATGAAGAACTACTGGAACTTGCAGCGTTAGCTGGAGGTATTCAGTTCAGAGGATACGACCTCTGGTACGAGGATTTCTCAGCATATGATCCAGAGATGGACTGTAACTACAAGTGGAACCCACTTGATGATGATGGTGATGCACTGAGGTTAGCTGTGAAGCTAGGAATGACAATCAGTTCAGAATCAGATGTGCGCGGAAAGGATGGGTACTGTAGAGTTGTCGCTGATTGGTCAGATGAGACTGGATACCCAAGGGTTACATTGTGTGAAAAGTACAACGGTGATTCCTACGCAGCCACCCGTTACGCAATCGTCCGTGCAGCCGCTGAAATCGGTAAATCAATGAAAGGTAAACAATGAACTTAACTGAACAAGAAATCAAAGAAATAGCTCAATCATACACGCCATTAACCCGGTGTTTCAAGCACGGATTCAAGAAGCTACCTTGTGGTCTATGTGCAGTAGAACTCAGTGAAATACAGGAAGGTATATGCCCTGAATGTCACGGTGAAGGTGAACAGGGAGGTCAGTTCTGTGGTGGGTATTGGGAGTGCAAAGCGTGTAAGGGAACTGGTGTTTATGTTGGGGGGTAAGAATTGACTAGCTTATCAAGTAGATGTATGGTATAATAAGTAACACATACAATTTAACACAACAAGAAAGGAATCTATGTTTACAATACCTGATGGTATCATGAAGCACAATAAGCTAACTCCAATATCCAAGTTAACGTACAGTATTTTACTGAAAGCGATGGAGGAAACTGACACGAATTCCTGCCGTATATCGTATGAGACTTTGGGTGATATGCTTTTCGTTAATCGTCTGACAGCTAAGGCTGCTTTTGAAGGTTTGTACGATGTAGGTCTGATTGATCGCCAAAAAGATGAGCGTAGAAGGTTGGTTTATACTCTAAAATACCATACAGGAGGGCTCGTAGAATGAACATCGAAGAATTAACACTTGGGGTGGAAGATACGATTCTACCGTTTGAAACACCAGTTAAAATACTGATTAACGGCATAAAGTACGACATTGATTACATGTACCGAGAGGATTACTCAGATGGTAAGTTGCAATTGGTGTTTGTACCTACAGAGAAAAGATATGAGTAACTTTACATTCGTTCTAACCTCATTAAAAGATATCCGAGAGTACATTGAAACACACCACTACTCAAAGAGTGTTAACGGTCTTAAAATATCATACTGCTTTAAAATATTAAATGATAAGAATGAGATTGTAGGTGCAAGTATCTACGGACAACAAAGTACAACAGCATGGAAGAAGTACGTAGAAAAAGAGAGTGATTTATTGGAACTACGTAGGCTATGTACAACCGATAAGACCAAGAATCTCCTATCTAAGTTCGTAGGATTCTGTAACCGTTATATCAAGAAGCACTCGGAGGTAAAACTCCTGTTGAGTTATGCTGACCCTTATAACGGGCATGTCGGGACAATCTATCAAGCGACTAACTGGCTTTACCTTGGTGAAACAAGTTCAGATGTTCTTCTGCGTACACCAGAAGGTAAAATCTACCACAGTAGAGCTATGAGAACGAAGTACAACGGAGAGTTCAAGCCATTTGCACTCAGATTACAGGTGCTAGAGCAGCAAGGACTACTTGAGAAAGTTCAAGTACCCGGTAAGCATATTTATGTGATGGTACTGAACGGTAGGTTCAATTTCTTGAAGAAGGATTACCCTAAATTAAATACAGAAAGCAAGGAAAATAAATGACAAAGCAAATTGAAATCGTAGATGCGCTACCCGGTAGCGGAAAGACTTACTCAATCTTTGACTATATGGCAGATGACCAGTCAAAACCTTGGTTGTACCTTAGCCCACTGGAGTCAGAAGTTCTAGTGCGTGTTAAAGAGGAAGCTGACCGTGTAGGAATGGCATTCTTTAGCCCACAAAAAGCTCAAGGCACTCTCGCACCACAAGCTCTGGAATTATTCAAGGAAGGTAAGAACGTAGCCTGTACTCACGCTCTTACACTGTTCTTTAAGAAAGAGCATATTGAGTACATAAAGAGTCAAGGCTATCGAATAGTCTGTGACGAAGAATTGAACCTGATTGATGCATACAAGATTCACATTAAAGATATTGAATTCCTTTATTCTGAAAATATGATCAGTAAAGATGTTAATAATCTGGGTCGTATGTCATTTCTTAAAACTGATATGTCAGAAGATGCACGTTATGGCGACATTAAACGTCTGTGTGATCGTGGGTGTTTATATGGAGAAAAGACATCAGATACTATGTTAGTTACTTATCTCTCTCCTGATTTAATCCTGAGTGCTAACCGTTTTATTCTGCTGACATATAACTTCGGTGGTTCGATCATGCAAGCGTTTCTATCTCTGCATGGTATTACGAATAAAGAACTGCACATACCACTGAAGTTAAGCACAGAGAAGAACAAGGAGGAACTAAGGACTTTATTTGAGTTCGTAGAACCACCTTCAGTTAAGAAGTTGCTTGAAGCACAGGGTAAGTTCAATTTATCATCTAGTTGGTGGGAAGCCGACACAATCAGGAAAGGTATCAATCCATCAGATATTAAGAAACTGATAGGTTCTTTGCCTAAATCTCAAGGTGTACCATCTGGTAGTATGTACTTTACTTTACCTATGTCTAATAAAGAAAAAGTCAAGAGTAGAAATATCAGTATGGAGAATCTGATAGCTTGTAACTGTAGAGCTACAAATGATTATGAAGATAAGCTGTACTGTATCCATGCATTCAATATCTACATGAATGTTACTGTGAAGTCATACCTATCTGGATACGGGTATGAGGTAAATGAGGATGACTACGCATTGAACCAAGCTATACAGTGGGTGTTTCGGGGATGTGTACGTAAGCGTCAAAGAATGAAGATTACATTTCTGAGTAAAAGAATGAATGTACTTTTCAAGGAATGGCTACAGAAATGATAGCGAAGATTACGCACGTATGCGTAATCTTTTTATTTAGACCCCGGATAGATCGTTGATTTTAAAGGGGAATTTCCATTTCTGGAGCCTCCATCCCTAAATAAAAGTATATATAAAAGACAGTAGAAATATCAAGTAAAATTGATAGCAAGATTGTCGTTGAACTTACGTTAAACGGCAGGTCTAACAGTATCAAGATATCCTAATAAAATAAATATCTAAAAATACCTTCAATCCGATAATTGAAGGTTCAATGCACGTTCACTCCAGAAATATCAAGTTCTAGTCGTGCAATTCATCCTTCATTACCTATTGAGCTTACATAAACACATAACTTACCACAAAACAAGACCTTTGTTGGTGCTTGACTTTAGTTATTCTTAAGTTCTAAATATCTTAGTATTATGTTATTGTGTTAAGAACTTCAGTTCTATTTGTTCATTAATAGTGCAATGCTATTCAAGATGTCACAGTCGATTATTCGCACAGTGCATCGAACGTACGCATCCGAGGGATCGGACGCTAGAACATTCTACACAATCCAATAATTTTAAAATTTTATACCTCCTGTATTTACTACTTCAATGAAGGTAATATCCGATAAATATCCGTATGTACTTATGTATTACTGGTGTTGTCACTGTTATTACTACATTCATTTAAACGTCCTAGGAGCCTCTATAACACCTCTGGGCTACCGTTGGGTTAACCTTAATTAATCGTGCCTTCTATGTGCCTTAGGGTACGTTTAAACTACAGTTCTATCTTTCATTGAACTAGGAATGCAATGTATCTTGGATTTGCTATTAGATTGCAAGAGCATTGTTGCTGAGTGGATTGGTATAGCTAGGGTGAAACCGGAGATTTTACTGCTGGATGGAGGCTCCAGAAATGGAAATTCCCCTTTAAAATCAACGATCTTTCGAGGGTCTAAATAAAAAGATTATGCATAGGTGCGTAATCTTCGCTATCATTTCAGTAGCCATTCCTTAAAAAGTACACTCATTCTTTTGCTCAAGAACGTGACCTTCATTGGCTTGCGCTTACGCACACACCCACGAAACACCCACTGTATAGCTTGATTCAGGGCGTAGTCATCCTCGTTGACTTCATAGCCATAGCCCGACAGGTAGGATTTGACGGTTACGTTCATGTAGATATTAAAAGCATGGATACAATACAACTTATCTTCGTAATCATTGGTAGCTCTACAGTTACAAGCTATTAGATTCTCCATACTGATATTTCTACTCTTGATTTTCTCCTTATTTGACATAGGCACTGTGAAGTACATACTACCAGAAGGTACACCCTGAGACTTAGGTAAAGAGCCAATGAGTTTCTTAATATCAGACGGGTTAACACCCTTCCTTATTGTATCGGCTTCCCACCAGCTAGACGAGAGATTGAACTTACCTTGTGCTTCAAGTAACTTCTTGACTGAAGGTGGCTCTACGAACTCAAATAACGTCCTCAGTTCCTCCTTGTTCTTCTCTGTGCTTAACTTCAGCGGTATCTGTAGCTCTTTGTTTGTAATACCATGCAAAGAAAGAAATGCTTGCATGATTGAGCCACCGAAGTTATACGTCAATAGAATAAAACGATTTGCACTCAATATCAGATCAGGAGAAAGATAAGTAACCAACATAGTGTCGGATGTTTTCTCTCCGTATAAACAACCACGGTCACACAACCGTTTGATATCACCATAACGAGCGTCTTCTGACATATCTGTTTTAAGGAACGACATACGACCTAGATTATTAACATCTTTACTGATCATATTTTCAGAATAAAGAAACTCAATATCTTTAATGTGAATCTTGTATGCGTCAATCAAATTCAGTTCCTCGTCACATACTATCCGGTATCCTTGACTCTTTATGTACTCAATATGCTCTTTCTTAAAGAACAGAGTCAATGCATGTGTACAGGCTACATTCTTACCTTCCTTGAATAACTCCAGAGCTTGAGGTGCGAGTGTACCTTGAGCCTTCTGTGGACTAAAGAAAGCCATACCTACCCTGTCAGCTTCCTCTTTAACACGAACTAGAACTTCAGACTCCAATGGGCTAAGGTACAGCCAAGGTTTTGACTGGTCATCTGCCATATAGTCAAAAATTGAGTAGGTCTTGCCACTGCCCGGAAGTGCATCTACGATTTCAATTTGATGTGTCATTATTTTCCTTTGTTCTATGGGGGTCAAAATGACCTTCCTTCATTCTACACTCTCTTTTAAAGCACACTCCTTCATAATCCTCTTCAGGTACCTCCCAGTCTCAGCCGCAGTCAACACAATAGCTACTCGCATCTGTTCACTTGGATCGTCATAGAAGGCTGTACAACTCGCTACACTGAACCTAGTAGCCTCTACCGTACATCCACCTCCCTTGTGCTTATCTGGGAGTACACGAAGGCCAAGAACAGCAGCTAATTCCAGAGCATCACCATTCCTCTCAAGAGGGTTCCACTGATAGTCGCAATCAATGGAAGGATCATACGCTGCGAAATCCTCGTACCATAAGTCATAGCCCTTGAAGTGAATACTAGCAGCAAAAGCGGCAAGTTCCAGTAAGGAGTGTTTCTTTTCTTGGGTCATTTGTTTCATTTCTATCCTTTCGTTAATGAAAAACATATCTTAGCACAGAAAAGAGCAACATCAGTCTTTACATCCAAAGAATTCGTGCTATAATCAGTCTATCGCCACTATAAATAAGGATAATATGCAAAACATTACTTCACCAAGGACAGACGATCAAGGTATTGAGCAAGAGATCATTGCTAAAGGGCTAACAGCACCTCGCGTTACACCACAAGATATTGAGGCTAACATCACTGAGGAAGTATATTTCAGTCCCGGCGAACTCGTACAACCAGAAAGTAGTCGTGCATCCTCTCCACTATCTTTATTGACCTTCTGCGTTCTAGTCCTACGCAACGGATTCACAGTAACCGGAGAGTCAGCTTGTGCTTCTCCTGAGAATTTCAACGCGGAGATTGGGCGCAAGATCGCACGAGAGAATGCTAAGCAGAAGATTTGGCCCTTGATGGGATACGAATTGCGCAGTAAACTATCTAATTAACTAAATAAGGAAAACAATGATTACTACACAAGAACACACTGGTTTTATCAAAGTAGAAGAGTACAGCTTAGATGCTTGGCTATCTGAAGTTGAAACTGTAATTAAGCAAGGTTATACTTTTGATTTCAAATCCAATGAAACATTCCCGCAAGCCTTTGGTTCGATGTACACTGTTTTGATGGTGCCGTCTAAGGATAAACCCCAATCTGCAACAACCTCTGTGCTTACAGTACAAGTAGATACAACCGAAGTACGCGCATTGATTGACGAAAAGATCAGCGAAGTTAAAGCAATGCAGGAAGCTACTAATAAACCACTGGTTAAATCTGCCATGAGTGACGCTGACATTTTGGAACTAGTCATGAAGAGTGATATCACAATAAATGGAGCTACTCCTGTTGCATCAGTTACTCATAAAGTAGACGGACGCAAGAAGAAATAATATGAATGCACCGTTCTGCAAGGATTGCGCGTATAAATCCACTTTACTGGGTTCTGCTATGTGCAATAGAGTAACAAACAGAATTGATTACACTACAGGTAAGAACCAAAAGCTCTATAACCTTTGCTCTATAGAGAGAATGCACGATAGTAACTTAATGGGTTTGCAGTGCAGTCCAAGCGGGCGGTTCTTCCAACAGAACAATACAGTATGGTACAATATTAAGAAATGGTTCAGTAAATTCAAGTAACAGTTAACAAAAAGGAGTCCAATGAAACGCAACCTAAAAGTACGTGAACAAGTAGTCCAAAAAGAAAAGTTCGCTCGACAGACATTTCCTCAATTGCTCCCAAAGAATGAAAACCAACGTGTATTGCTGGATTCTTTTCAGTACGATCAGTTAGTTGTAGCTCAAGGTTCAGCAGGAACAGGTAAATCCATTTTGAGTGTATGGCATGCTGCTAAACAACTCCAATCCAAGAAGGTAAAGAAGGTTATTCTAATCCGTGCATATCAGCCCTTAGCTGGACGGACTATCGGTATGCTACCCGGAACAGCGGCAGAGAAATTGATGCCGTTCTATCAGCAGTTAATTGATTACTTTGAGGATTTCTTAGGTAAGGCTAGTACTGAGATTCATATCAAGAATGAAACCATCCAGATTTGTTCACTTGAGACAATTCGTGGGCGCTCTTGGGATGATGCAATCATTATTATTGACGAAGCACAGTGTTTGTTTGTTCCTGAAGTTCAAGCCCTTGTAACACGAGTAGGTGAGAACTCCCAGATTATCTTCTGTGGTGATGATACTGGAATGCAGACAGATGTTAAGAACGGAATGAATGGTCTTCGGTACTTGCGTAAGTTAACTGAGAAATACAACATCAGTTCCTCTTCTTTTGTTAATTTTACACGAGAGGATATTTGCCGTAGTGGATTGACTAAAGAATTCGTGATTGCATTCGAGGAAGAAATGCTAGAAGATGAACGTGGAACTGCGATTGTGTCACAGTCCGAACAAGATAAACAATTCAAGAAAGGTCGTTAAGATGACAAATAAGTACAACCTGCCAGTTACTAAATTAAAGACTCGTTTGAGTGAAGAAGGAGAGTTCGAGCATGAACGTATGTCTAATTCTTTGGGTTATTTCGTTAAGAACCTAGTCCAGAACCAGTTCACTGTTGATATTGATGAACCGTTCACTACACCAGTGTACTACCGTAACATTGTCCAGATGCTCGCAGAGGCTACAGAGGACGATATCGCTGTATTCCGCATCAACTCCCCCGGTGGTCGCGAAGATGCGCTCCTAGCCCTCATAGAAGCCCTCAAAACGACACAAGCAATGACCGTTAGTGTTATCGTGGGTGAATGTGCAAGTGCAGCTAGTCTTTTTGTTATGTACACCGATCAGGTTGTAGTAACGGATAATGCGCGTATGCTTTGTCATGGTGCAAGTTACGGTTTCGCTGGGAAGGATTCGGATGTTCGCGCTCATGTTAATCACACAGCTAAAACTGTAGATAAACTGATCCGCAACTCCTACAAGTTCTTCTTGACTGACACTGAGATTGATGATTTGCTGGATGGTCGTGAGTTATATCTTGATTCTGGCGAGATTAATGAACGGTTTGCTTCTCGTCAAGAAAAGTACGAGCAAGAAGAGATTGCGCAGGAGAAAGCTCTGAAAGCATTGGAACAACCCAAGAAAGTGCCAGCTAAAAAGGCAGTTAAACAAAAGTAAAAGGAACGTATGACACCAGAACGACTAAAAGAACTACTTGAGTACTTCCCGTTAACTGGTGAAGTACGTAACCGTAAGAACAAAAGAGTACTACAACAAGATCATGATGGTTTAGTTGTAGTATTCTGTTCTTTGACTAAGAAGAAAACCAAGATGAAACTCGAAAGGGTAGCTTACGCGCTTGGATTTGGTGTATTCCCAAAGGAGAATCAAAGGGTACTGCACAAGAATCTAGACACTGAAGATAATAGGTTGGTTAATCTATTGTTAGTCACTCGCGCTGAATTCCTACAGATAAAGGAAGCTCACCGGAACTTAACCAAAGATATCAGGATAGTAGCACACGGAACTGATCAGTTTGATTACGTTGTAGCTTGGTTTGAGAAAGGTATAGAGCGTAAGAAACTCGTGCACGATATTATCAAGGCAAGGCAAGCTATGCTTAAGCTCCAACTGAAGTACAGTAAGGTTCTGACTAAGTATTGTTTATTTGAATGAATAGGCTTATTGCCTCTTTGAATAATATTTCACTAGCATTCCACGTATTCCCATGATATAATTCTTAGTAAGAAACCAAGAGGTAGTTTAGCTAATATGCAAGAGGTTTATCCTTGGGTATCTCAGTCTGCTACGGCACAGAAGATTACAAGTCTAGTTTCTTAATAAGCGTATGTACTCTTCCATTGAACTGTCGCATAGCCAGAGCGCAACTGGCATTAACATCAATAACGTAGCAGCTTGCTACTCAAAAGAATAAAAACAATAACAAATTGAGGTACAAATGCAGTACAATAACCAATATACCAAGGATGAAACGAAGGAGTTACTCTTTCGGGTTAAACAGTGGATAACTCCAGAAGATTCCGTTGAGTCCGATCAGCAAGACCCTGACGAACAACTAGAGTTAGACATTCTGATGAATCCAAGTGGTAAGGTTCAGGCTGTATTTTATGATTAAGTAAATTACTACTGTCGTCTAGTGGCTAGGACATCTGGTTTTCATCCAGAGAAAGACGGGTCGGAACCGTTCAGTAGTACCAAGAATAACAAGGGCAGATAGTTTAATGGCAAAACAACGTGATTCCAAATCCGTCTACTGTACGTTCGAGTCGTACTCTGCTTGCCAGAATAGTAAAGAACCTACCTAGGGCCGTTGATGTCACGGTTAGAACGAAAGTTCAGGCGTCCGTTGTATCTTGTAACAACGTAACAGCGGTTAGTACCCGCACAACAATTCGCCAAGATTATTGGTAAATACAAGCGTGACACTAACGGCTAGTACGAAAATCTAACGCGGGAATCGTAACCCGCACATTTTATAGCCGTAGGTGACTCATTTGCCAATCTAGGCTACGGAAGAAAGTAAGTGATTGGTAGCAATAGCTGACATAGGCTTAGTTGAGTGTCGCTGGATAGAGTAACCAGCATATATACTAACATTGCCCCTTTGGGGCTATTCGCGTTTCTGCGCTAGATAAGGAGATTAACTATGGTATTTCGCGCTACAGCGGATAATGGTGGAGTGGTTGATCCTGCGATTAATAAAATGGGCAGGATTCGCGGAGTTAAAGAGAAAAGTAGACGCGAATTAAAGAACGCGGAGTTATTGAGCCTAGTGCGAAAGATTAAGCCGCATTTATCCGAGAGTATTATGACTGCCGCAACCATAATGAAGAATAAAGAGAGTGGCGCTGGTAATCAATTAAAGGCTGCGGTTATTCTTCTGAATGCCTACAAAGAATTGATTGGTGATTTGTACGATGGTGATGACGAGGAAGAGGGTCAGGAAATTCAACCTAATCAAGGTCCAATATTTTCTTTGCGTATGATTTCTAACGATCAAATTGAAGATACAAAATAGTAATTTAATACAACAGCTAGGTTGGCCGACCGAAAAGACGACTCCCTTTCGTCCTGCTGCTTGTTTATAAGGGTGTGATTGGGAGACAGTATGGAAAAACATGCAGATTTATTGAACATTAAGTATAAGGAAGAAGCTAGACGACTTGGATACACTTTCATAGGTCGCATTAAAAATTTAGGCAAGTATCATTGTAATAAATGCAATGATTATTTTGACTATTATATCTCAGGTATGCGTAAAATGTTTGAGGACGGTTTAAAAGTTAATTGCCCTTGTTGTTTTAAAAATGAGTTGCTGGCAGTACAAAAAGATATGGATACCTCTAAAATAGAGTTCCATTCTAGAGGCACTTATACTTTTAAATATAATAAGTGTGGTCATGTACAGACTCAAAAACTTCACTCCTTATTAAAACGAGAGTCAAAGAAATGTTTTGAGTGTGTAGAGGAAGACCACAAGATTACAGCAGATAACAGAGGCTTAGTATTCCTTGGTAAAGCGGGAACAAAGATGTATAACTACAGTTTTAAAGATTGTGGACATATCCGTGCTTTGTCTTGTACTGATGTAAGACAGGGTAATTTCAAATGTACTGAATGTTTCAAAATTAAACTTGAAAAAGAAGCAATTTCTTCTAATTTGATTTTAGTTGGGGAACCAGAAAATAAAAATGCAAATTATCGTCAATATAAGACTTTATGCTGCGGAAACACTCAAGACATCATCACTGGAAATGTAAGATTTAATGCTTGGGTTTGTCATAATTGTAAGACTACAGCTTTTAACCTACCAAGCAGCCTATATTTACTTAAACTAACATCTCCAACTACCAGTTGGTTAAAGTTAGGTTATAGTAAAAATATTAAATCTAGAATAATAAAGTACGGGTTAATACCAGAAATACAGAGTGATATCCTCTATAGTTTTGATGCAGGTACAGGAGAAAACGCTGTCAAAATTGAAAAGAAAATTCACAAGAAGTACTACCAATTAAGAATTGACCCAGAAGTTATGCGCCCTTTCTTTATTAATTCAGGTTTCACTGAGTGTTACCCATTATCAATGCTTCATTTACTCTTAGAGGAGCTTCATAAAGTAAAAGAACTAAAAGAAGTAAAGGATTTATATAATGGATGAGAAGTTTACATTAGCTCCAGCTTCAATACCACAAGAACAGTTTCTGCGGAGTGAAAGCACAGTTACCCTCTATCACGGAAGTGCTGGCGGGGGCAAAACATTCGCTATCATTATTAGCTTAGTTAAGTTCGCAATGAGAAAGAATACTACCGCTGTAGTCTTCCGTAGAACAAGTACACAGTTAAGACAGAATGGTGGTATCTGGCAGGAAGCGACTGCTATCTTTAAACGGATGTTTGGAAAAGACGTTGTAATTAGAAACAGAGACATGGAGATATATGTTCGAAGCACTAATGCTACAATTAAGTTCTCACACTTACAACACCAGTCTGATATTAACAATCATCTTGGCGCTCAATATAGTTTAATTGTATTTGACGAGGCAACATTGTTTCCCTTCGAGGAAATGATACTTCCTTTGTTTGGTCGTTTACGAAATGCTAGAGTCGATTACACGCCTCAAATACTTTGGGCAACTAACCCAATGTATAATCACGGTATTTACCACTGGATTAATGATTTCTACTTAGATGAGTTCGGTATTCCTACTGATGAAAAATCTAATGTGGAACGCTATTTTGTTTTGCAAAATAACAAACCAGTTTGGTACAATAGTAGAAAGGAAGCAGAAGATATTCATGGGTCTGGCTCAGATAGTCCTGTTCAGAGTTTTAGAGCTATTCGAGCACACGTCACACAGAATATACCGCTGATGAAAGCTAATCCGGGCTACATTGCTAGCTTGAAGGCGCTGCCTGATATTAAACGAAGAATTTTCTTAGACGGATCATGGACAGCGCGGGAAGAAGAAGCAGGTTTGATATTGCGTTCAATGTTCAATATGGTTGAACATCCAAACATTAACGCTAGGAAACGTGTGCGCTCTTTTGACTTAGCTTCTCAACCCGTGTCTACACAGAGTCCTAATCCAGACTGGACTCGTGGGGTACTAATATCTAAGGATGATAAAGGTGTTTATACTGTAGAGGATGTTGTAAGTCTCCGGGACAGACCTCATGTTGTTGAGCAGTTAATTTATGATTGTGCAGAAAACGATCCCAGCGGGACTATAACTACTTATCCAATTGACCCCGGACAAGCTGGTATTGCTAGAGCAGCGGACATGAAACGCCATCTTGCTGAAAAAGGTAAAAGCTGTAAAATTATTCGACCTAATAAATCAAAACGGACACGCTTCTTGGCATTTTCGGCTATTGCTGAAGCTGGTTACGTTAACGTGGTACGAGCAGATTGGAATGAGGAATTCTTTAATGAACTTGAAGAATTTACAGGATTGAAGACACGCGAAAGGGACGATATGGTCGATTGTTGTAGCGATGCAGTGATTGCTCTTAATCAGAGTACAGAAATCCCCGACTTTACCCTCTCATCCATCGACACTTCATCATCTGCACCTTTATTCCAAGGGTATAACTTCAGCCAAGCACCCACTCAACAGTTTCAATCACTGCCTAGCTTCAAGTTCTAATTTTAATTAGTCCTAGTTTTAAATTCTAATAAGAAAAGGAGCCAACAGTGGCTACAACTAAAAAGACACCTATCAATAAAGCTTCAATGTTAACTCAAGATACCCCTGATCGTTTTAAGATGGGCGAGATCGGCAACTTAGGACTGAGCATCTTCAATGGTGTATCCACAGCAGAGCTAAAGCGTGAATTGAACTGGCCTTCCAGTATCAATACATTCAAGCAAATGAATGCTCATGGTACTGTCAATTCAGCTATGACTTTATTTGACAATATCATCGGTAAGGCTCAATGGAGTATTACACCACCTAAAGATGCTACCGAAGAAGAGAAGAAACAGTGCGAAATTCTTGAAAGTATGATGCACGATATGGAAGGTACATGGAGTGAGTTCATTCGTGATGTACTGAGCATGAATATCTTTGGTTTCTCTGTGCATGAGAAAGTCTATCGTAAACGCTACACATCAAACGGTAGTCTATATAACGATGGTCTAATCGGATGGAAGAAACTCCCTATTCGCGCTCAAGAGACTATTGAGAAGTTCATCTTCAGTGCAGACGGTAATGATATTCTCGGTGTTAAGCAGAATCTATCTGGTGTTACTGACACTTATAACCGTTTCACTAATCGTGTAGCTAATGAGGTCGTACTCCCAAGAAGTAAAGTCATGTTATTTCGTGCAGGTAAACATCGTGGTGATCCATTTGGTAAATCTCCATTGCAGGAAGCTTATCTAGCGTGGAGATTCTTGACTGCTTTGGAGGATTTAGAAGCTACGAGTATTGCTAAGGATGTATCTGGATTGCCAGTACTGAGTATCCCTCCGCAGTATCTCTCAGAAGATGCAAGTCCTAGCCAAAAAGCAATCAGGCAATACTACGAATCGAGTATGCGTAACTTGCAGATGAATCAACAGTCTGCCATGATACTCCCTATGGCGTATGATGAAGTCAGTAAAATGCCTCTGTTTAAACTTGAGCTACTGAGTATGGACGGTCGAAAAGCATTTGACATTTCCAAGGTTAAGGAGTACTATAAGAATTCAATCGTAACGAGCCTTTTCTCGGAAGTTTTACTTACTGGACAAAGCCAAGTTGGTTCATTCGCGTTAGGTTCACTGAAGAATAGTATGTCTGGTGCAGCAGCAGAAATGATGCTCAAGTCCATACGAGATGTTATCCAAAAAGAACTAATTCAACAGACGTATGCACTCAATAATTGGAGTACTGAGCGTATGGGTACTCTTGATTTTGATAACCTAGACGACATAAATCTGGAAGAGCTATCAAAAGCGTACCAACGCTACTCCAGCACCGGTTTACTGGAGCTTGATCGAGAAGTTCTTAATGCTGTACGTGAATCCGTTGGTATTGACCCACTACCACTTGACTTAGAACCGCAACAGGAACTGCTTACTGGAAATACATCCAAAAGCGGTGCTGGGTTTGCTACGGCAGGTGAAGGTACAGCATTATCTCCTAGTGGTGCTGATACTTCAAGTAACAACGTAGAGAACACTGGCTAGAACGGCCTACACGGGCCTACAGTCAATTTAAAAGGCTGTAGGCTACATTGGTATACCTCATCTTAAACAAACGCATCCTAGGCTGTTCTATGGCCTTTTAAACCAGTAAATTCAGGAATAATATGCCAACTATGCCAAAGACAATCAAGGAGTTCTACCTAGAGCTAGCAGACGGTACTCTCAACTACGAGTACAACGACGACACAGGACGTAAGTTCAACCTAGATAATCTCATCTTGACTGACGTGAATGAACGGCAAGTTCACGATAAGGTTCAATTCTTGGCTGACCTTAATGATCCTTCGCACAAAGAAGGGCTACTATTCTACGACAAGAATGACCATTGTTTAGCTTATTACAACGAAGATGAGAACGTCAAAGTATCATTAAGCCGAGAGCAAATGGTTCGTGTCTTTAATGATCATCCAACAGCAGTACCTGATGGTAAGGCTTGTTATATTGATGGAGCTATTGGTGGTTGGCCTACGATTGGGTTAACCGTAGCATCATCAAAAGTACAGACTGAGAGTACTATCGGGATTTGCACTGGGCGTATTGAAGCATATGATTATGGTTACATTTGTATATCTGGGAATGTTAATGGAATTAATACATCAGTACATCCTCCCGGTACTATCCTTTATGTTTCTAACACACCCGGAGAATTAACAAGTACACCGTTGCTTCAGCCTAGCTTTAATGTAGAAGTAGCTACAGTATTAACTCAGAGTGCTACTACAGGAGCTATTCTGGTTCGAGTAGATAAGAAGAATTGGTTTCCTTCTTTGCAACTCCTGCACTTGACTAACTCAGTTCTACCGACAGTACCTACTTTGTTTAAGCCATTGACTACTCAGTACAACGATGGTTTTACTTATAGTTCAGCCACTGGTGAAATAACATTCCTTCAAAGTGGTAGCTACTCGCTCTCAATGCAAGTAAACGCCGTACCTTCAGCTTCTAATAGGAGTATGTATTTTTATCTAGAGAAGAACACTGGAACTGGCTGGGTTCCTGACAGATACACGGCTAGGTTACATGAGTTAATAAACAATTATGCAGAGCAGGTAGTCTTCACAGATAGTGAGTATTTCTCTGTTGGTACAAAGATTAGGTTAGTAATGTGGGCTATGGCGACTGTTACTTTAACGTCCACTGATCTTCCGGGTACTACCGCTGGAACCGTCACATTACCAGCATTTAGGTTAAATATTGCATAATCTTTACCATAAATAAACCAAAGAGTCAATTTCACTAGTATTTATTAATAACGCATGATATAATTATGTCATTGCCGTTGTAAAATAGATACAGTAATGTAAAAGGAAAATATGTCCAAACAAAACAACGTGCCAGTAGTCAAGGCTCTTAACGAAGAACTAATGCAAGTTACCTACGTAGCTATGCTGCCGGGGGTAGATTTACACTCAGATGAGGTTGACCTTGAAACCGTGAGATTGGCTAAAGAGTCTTTCAATAAATCAGCAATGCGCCCTAATTTATTTCACGTAACAATGACAGACTCTTTTGAAGTAATTGAGTCATACCTCATGCCTTGTGATGCAGAGTTAAATAAGCAGTTTGTTGCTAAAGGTACATGGTTAATGACTCTTCAAGTTCATGATGACGATGTATGGCAGATGATTAAAAATGATGAGATTACAGGTTTAAGTATTGGCGCAATGGCTAACACTGAGGAGCTTGAAGATTAATTTTTACAGCGAGGATAGGGGGCACCCGAAAGACAACTCATCATTGTTTTCCTTTGCTTATAGATGCAATTCTTGATGAGGAATTATGGATAAAAATATATTTTATGTCTATCTACATAGACGCACTAGTGATAATAAAGTGTTCTATGTAGGTAAAGGCAAGAACGGTAGAGCTTGGTATTTTCATAACAGAAATAACTACTGGAATAACGTTAAAAATAAACACGGTGTGACTGTGGAAATTGTTTTCGATCATTTAAGTGAAGAAGAAGCTCTGGCTGTTGAAAAAGACACAATACTTGAGTTTAGTTACTTTGGCTACCCTTTAACAAATTTAACATCTGGTGGAGAAAGTCCTGTATTTTCAGATGAAAGTTTATTGAAAATGTCAATAAGTGGTAAGGGAAGAAAACGTTCTAAAGAATCAATTGAGAAAACAGCAGCAGGGCACAAAGGTCAAAAGCGATCTGAAGCCACTTGTAGAAATATTTCAAATTCTTTAAAAGGTAAGAAAATTCCTGAAGAAAGAGCGAGGAGAAGTGCTTTAAACCGGACAGGAGATAAGAACTCCCGTTACGATAAAACCACGCATACATTTATAAACGAAGAAGGTGAAATATTTATTGGATCAAGGCATGATTTATGCGCTAAGTATTCATTAAGTGTAAAAAATATAGCTAAATTGTTTTATTCCGAACCAAGAGCAACAAGTCAAGGTTGGGCACTATTAAAGGGAACAAATGACAACACAACGTAAAGCAAAAAGAAAGTTAACAGATATTGATTTTTCTGGTGAAACTTCGCATATTGCACTGGTTCACAAGGAACAAGGCGGCTGCGCTAGTGGAGCCAATTATAAACTCGCATTAAAAAATACTAATTTTAGTCAAGAGTTTATCGAAAAAATGCAACAAATCAGAGTAACTTTATCAGTACCGGATTTTCTTGAGAAATTCTTTCATCTGTATGGAAGTGATGCAGAAGTCCTTGCTCGTATGCTAGGTTACATACCTGAAGAGAATAATACAGAAGAGTACGACTCAGACTGGTATGAGAAGTATATTCAAGAAAAATTAGATTCATTTGAAATTCTAAAGTCTCTTAATGAATCAGAGTCTATTGTTAATACTTTAGCTACTCTGAATGAAAAACAATATCTTTCAATGCTAACTGATCAATCATTTATTGAGAAAGCATTGAATAAAAAAGAATCCGAATTAGTGGTGAAAACCTCTGAGTCAGATAACTCGACACACGCTAGCGTTGAGAAATCAGTTGAGGTATCTACCTCTAAGTCAACTAAGTCAAAGGAAAAACTCATGACAAAACAAGTAGAAGATTCTACTGAAATGGTCGAAAAGTCTTTAGTGGTCAATCTACAGAAAGCTCTTGACGAGCAGAAGATTGAACTGCAAAAGGCACTGGAAACTATTGCAGTACACCAAAAAGAAAAACAAGAGCAAATCCAGAAGTCCAAGACTGCACAATTCACAGCAGTTATCAAGGATGAGAAACTACAAGCTCCTATCGTGAAGGCTGCACTGTCGTTGGAATCAGAAGATGATTTCGTTGCGTTCCTCGCAGCTATCACTGCAATGCAAACGAACATTGAAACCACTCAGGGCTTCATCGAGAAATCTGCGCTGTTCCAAGAGCAAGGTGCTAGTACTTCCGAAGAACCAAAAGAAAAGGAAAGTGCAGTTGCGCGTATCCTTAAGTCAAAACAAACTAAATAAAAGGAATATATCATGCCCGTAATTGCAACTGACACGATGCGTCTGTCAAATCTCGTCAAAATGGAATTCAAGCCCGAATTGGGCTATTGCCGCGAAGTCGTGACCGTTAATGAAGCTGCTGCTAAGTCCTACGTTGTCGGCACTTTGCTCGGTAAAGTAACTGCTGATGGTAAGTACAAAGTCGCTGTGCAAACTGCTATTGATGGCTCTGCTGTCGCTGCTGCTATCGTTTTGGCCGATGCTGCTATCGCTGCTACTACCGATACTAAACTTGTGGTACTCACCCGTGGTCCTGCAAGTATCAGTGTTGGTGGTTTGGTGCTTGACGCTACGTATAACCTCGACGCTGAGAAAGCTGTAGTTTACGCTGCGCTTGAAGCCAAGGGTATCCAAGTGCTTGATAAAGCAGCTTAATCAGAAATAATAATAATAATGGCTGGTATTAACTGGCCTATTAAAAGGAAAATATAAAATGGCAATTATTCGCAGTTACACAAATGCTTTTGAAGTTGTAGATTACACACAAGAGCTTCAGATTGTACCTAATTCATGGACACTGTTGAACGACTCCGGTTTGTTCTCCGAAGAGTTTCTGAGTACCAACACTGTTACTTTTGAAGAGCAATCAAGTACTCTCGGCTTGATCGGTGATCAGTATCGCGGTGCTAAACCTCAAGCTAACAAGGATGACAATCGGAAGATTCGTTCTTATCCTGTGACCCATTTTCCAATTGTTGACGCTGTTAAGCCAGAGGATATTCAAGGGAAGCGCGCATTTGGCTCAAATGATATGGCTGAAACTGAAGCTGCTGTCATCGCCCGTAAAATGGAACGTATTCGTCGTAACATGGATATTACTATGGAAGTCGGTCGTTTTAGCACACTGACTACTGGTAACCTGTACGCTCCAAATGGTACTATCTCTGGTAACCTGTTTACTGATTTCGGCATTACTCAGACATCTGTGGATTTCGTTCTTGGAACAGCTACAACCGATATTGTTGCAAAAGTGGAAACCGTGATTGCAGCCATGCAAGACAACGCTAACACTGGCGACGTTATTACTGGTATTATCGCCTACTGCTCTCCTGAGTGGTTTGCTAAACTGATTGCTCACGCCAAGATCACAGATGCTTATCGTTATTTCTCGGCTACTGAAGGTCAGATGATCCAACGTAATCGCGCTGGTGGTAATAATGGCCTGTATCGTGAGTTCACCTACGCAGGTATTCGCTTTATTGAAGTTCGTACTGTACTTGCTGGTCAACGCCTGATCCCTGCTGGTGAAGTAGTGTTCGTTCCTACTGGTACTTCAGACACATTCGTGAGTTATTTCGGAAACGCAAACCGTATGGAATTTGTAAATACAGTTGCAGAGCGTGGCTATATGTTCACTTTTAGAGACCCTAAAGGTCAAGGTATTGATATTGACGGTGAATTCAATGTGACCCACATTGTACGCCGCCCAGCCTTGGTTGTAAAAGGTACTACCTCTAACTAAGCAACTAACCTCTTAACTGAGGTTTTCTATTGCAGAGTATTCTCACAAGGAGTATTCTGTGGTAGAATATAGATTAAGCTAGGCTGATCCCCGAAAAGACGATTCTCCACCGTCCTGCTTATTTCTTTAGTGGAAATTTCGGGAGAAATAAATAAATGAACGATTACTATGTTTACTTGCATAGAAGACTAGATACTTCTGAAGTATTTTATATAGGTCATGGTAATAATAAAAGAGCATACAGTAAAGAACGTAATAAAGATTGGTTGAAAACTGTAGAAGTCTCTGACGGTTATTCTGTAGAGTTTATTGCAGATTCGCTTTCTAAAATTGAAGCAAAGGCTATTGAAAATAAATGGCTAAATAATCCTGATATAACTTGGAATCTGGTAAATAAGAAAAAGGCGGAAGATTTACTGGACTATAATATAAACTGGAACGATTTCTTTGAGTATTCAGAAGATAGCCCTACAGGTATATTGTGGAAAGTTAAGATTGGTAGAGGAGATAAAGTAAAACATCCGGGTGATTTTGCTGGTTCATTCAACGCATCTGACAAACCATTGCAAGTTACACTGAATACTAAGAAGTACTACATTCATAGAATTGTATGGGTCTTGCATGGAAATTTTCTTGATTCTAATTTAGTTGTAAACCACAAAGATTGTAATCCTAGGAACAATAAGTACTCTAATCTAGAAGTCTGTAGTCATCAAGAAAATGCAAGAAGAAGAAAAGAACATACAGGTGCTGGGTTAAACATTAGAAATACCTCTGGAGTGAATGGTGTTACTACTTGTATTTTGCACAATAAGCCTTACTATAAAACGTATTATTACAATAACAATAGACTTGTAAGTAAGCACTTTTCTATACTGAAATACGGCGAAGCAGAAGCCTTCCGATTAGCCTGCGAATGGCGCAAAGAACAGATCAGATTACTGAACGAACAAGGTGCAGGTTACACCGAACGTCACGGTACATAAGAATAAAGAATAAACCAACCCGTTAAACGCGGGTTGTAATAAAAGGAAAATAAATGTCAGTAACTCCTGAGATGATAATGCAAGTACGCTACGAAATTCAGGACGTAACACCCGGCCTGTATATCCTTGACGATGCAACAATCAGCTACTACCTAACCAAGAACACAGAATCAATCACTCGTGCATCAATGGATGCAGCCCGTGCAGTTCTAA